TGCCTCTATTAAGGTTGGTCAGTACATAAGCGGGACGTCAATTGGTTCAGATACCTACGTAGCCGCCATTAGTGGTACTTCATTAACCCTAAGCAAAGTAGCCACAGGCTCAACAACCAATACGCTTTCTTTTTATACCCCTCATGGAATAGTAGTAGGCGGTGGCAATAACACAGCAACTGGCGCATACTCCTTTATTGGGGGCGGTGGCGATGCGGGTAACACAACTAATAGAAACGTAGCTAGTGGGGATTGGAGCACTATTGGAGGAGGCAAAGGAAATACTGCATCTGGAATAGGCTCTACTATAGCTGGTGGTGGAACTTGGGATGGTGTGACTGCAGGTGGAAATATTGCAAACGGTAATGGTTCAGTTGTTTCAGGTGGCGCAGTTAATACATCGTCTGGGTTTTTATCAAATGTTTCTGGCGGTTATGCCAATGTTGCAACACAAAACGGTTCTGTTGTAACAGGTGGGTGGGGAAATAACGCAATATCTTCTTATGGAAGTGTAAACGGTGGTATTTATGGAACAACAAGGTCAGTAGAAGGAAATACTGTTTTTCCCGCTTCTAATGCACCAATAGCTAGTGCAACAGGGGTAACTCAATCCGCATTATTAGTTCTTGGCGTTCAAACAACAGATGCCACTGCCACAGTATTACGCTCAAACACATCAGCCGCAGGAACAACAAACCAAGTAATCTTGCCAAACAATAGCGCATACTATTTCCGTGGTGAGATTGTTTCTGGTGTTACTGGCGGTGGCAATACTAAAGGCTGGTACATTGAGGGTGTTATTAAACGGGGCGCTAATGCCGCCTCAACTGCCCTTGTTGGAACCCCTACTGTGATGTCTAGCTATGCGGATGTAGGCGCAGCAACTTGGTCTATAGCAGTAACGGCAGATACCACAAACGGCGGACTTGCTGTAACATTTACAGGCCAAGCGGCAACAACCATCAGAACTGTGGCGCAGATTCGCACTACGGAAATGACGTATTAATTTTTTAACAAAGGAGTATCAAAATGGCATTACAACTTAACTTAGCATCAACCCAGTTTGGCGTACCAGCCCCGCAAGCATACGCTAGAATCACTAACTTTTTCGGTACCAAAGACCAAATCCAAGTTCAAGTAGCTGTCTACTACAACGAAGATGCACGTCACAGCAACATGGCAACCGTTAAAGAAAACGCACATTACATTGCTATTGAAGACCTTAAGGGTGATTTGATTCCAGCAATCTATGACGAACTCAAAAAGCTAACAGAGTACGCTGGCGCAGAGGATATCTAATCATGGCTAATACTTATGTTTGGACAGTTACAGGTATGTCCACGCTTCCAGCGCCACCGGCTCCAATTGACGGCTATGTGGTTTGGGCTACTTATACTGTTACTGGGTCAAACGGAGATACTCCGCCGATTACTGCGTCTATTACAAACAATGCACAGTTTTCAATTAATGACCCGGAAAACCCAATTCCATACGATGAACTGACTCAAGAAATTGTATTGGGCTGGATTCAAGAACAGCCGGGCATAGTAAGTATTTTACAAGAAGCTATTGACCAGCAAATCTACGTACAAGAGCACCCACCGATTAACCCTGTGCCAACACCGCTGCCTTGGTCTGAGCCTGCTCCAACCCCACCAATCTAATAATGTTTGGTAAGCAGCCGTTTTCTTCTGGACCCTTTGTTCAACAAGGCGGACTGCTCTCGCAGATAAGTATTACAGAACCCATTGATTTTGCGGACAGTAGTACTGGGTTTGCCACTTTTGCCAAGGCTATTACCGAGGCGGCTACTTTAGCGGATTCGTCCGTTGGTTTATGTATTTTTAGTAGCAGCATATCTGAAGCCATAACCTTAGCCGATTCCCAGACCGTAGTAGCTAACTTTGCCAATGTGGTATTTGAGAATATTGGGGTTGCGGAATCTGAGTCGGTGGCTGCTAGTTTTACGGCAGTTATTTCAGAAAACGCCAATTTAGCCGATGTTGAGTCTGTTTTAGCTTCTTTTGTATCTAGTCTTTCCGAGGCGTTAACGGCGGCAGATAGCAGCGTAGCTATTAAAATCTTTAATTCCGCTATAACCGAAGACATCCAACCGGCAGATGCCCAAACCGCCCTAAGAACCCAATATGCCTTAATTTCAGAAAACCTAGTACCGGCTGACGCAATTACCGTTATAGCATCTTTTACTAGTCAGATAACTGAAAATTTGGTATTATTGGACATCCCGTTCCCTCGTGGCTGGTTTAAAATTGACGATGATCAGGCAGTTTCTTGGGGTGCGGTAAACAATACAAATACAGCAGTTTGGGTGGCTGTTAACGATGGACAGACAGTAACTTGGAATAACGTAAACAATGCAAATTCAACCACTTGGACAAACATTGGGGACGACCAAAACCCTGTTTGGACTGACGTAGACAACACGCAATAATAAGGATACACAATGGCAAGTACCTACTCACCGTCTTTAAAATTAGAGCTTATTGGTAACGGCGATCAATCCGGTACATGGGGTACTACGACCAATAACAACCTTGGCACATTAGTAGAACAAGCTATTACAGGCGTTCAAAACATTACTATGAGCAATGCCGACTACACGCTATCAAACTATAACGGCGTAACGGATGAGGCACGAAATGCAGTCTTGGTAGTAGATGGAACAAATTCTGCAGTGCGTCAAATTATTATCCCAGCAAACCAAGAAAAGCTGTATGTAATCAGAAACAATACTTCTGGCGGCTACGCAATTACAATCGGTGCTATTACTGGCGCTATTATAACTATTCCTAACGGGGTTACTGCTCAAGTCTATTATGATGGGACCGACTGCTTTTCTTCCCAAACAGGGTCGGCTGGTAACTTTACAGTAAACGGCACACTAACAGCTACTGGGTTAACTGATACAGGCAATATGAGTGTTGGCGGCACTTTGGGGGTTACAGGAGCGACATCACTAACTACAGGCTCTATTTCTGGAATAGTGACTGCCCCAACCGCAGCGGCGGGAACAAACACAACCCAGTTAGCAACAACGGCTTTTGTGCTTTCTAATGGTGCCCCTACTGGTGGTTTAATTATGTGGGGTACAGGCACGGCTCCTAGCGGCTGGTTACTTTGTAATGGTACTGCGGTGAATAGAACAACATACGCCGCACTTTTTGCGGTGATTAGCACAACCTTTGGTGTTGGTGACGGAACAACCACATTTAACTTACCTAATTATACAAGCCGTATGCCTTATGGAACAACCGTTGGAGCCACAGGCGGTAGCGCAGATGCAGTTGTAGTAAGCCATACCCATACAGCAACGGTTACAGATCCGGGGCACAGCCATACCGAAACATATTTTTCCTCAACTGGTGGCGGTTATGGATTGCAAGCCGGTCCAAACGATTTTCAAGCAACTAAACAAACAGGAACTAGCGTAACAGGTATTTCTGTAGCTAACTCTACTGCAGGTGTTTCTGGTACGAACGCTAACTTGCCGCCTTACCTCGGTATTAACTTTATTATCAAGACTTAAGGATAAATCATGGGTCAATTTACAATTACTGGCGACACAAGCGGCACTTTAACTTTAGCTGCTCCTGCAGTAGCGGGTACGCCAACTATTACTTTTCCAACGGTTTCTGGTAATGCACTTGCTTCCACAGCGGTATCTGCATCGTCTACAAATACGGTAACTAACAAAGTGGCTATTAATATTGGCGGTACTGTTTATTACCTTTTAGCTTCTACATCAGGAACTTAATATGGCAACTACACTCAATGCCGGAACAACAGCGGCAACATCGTTAAATATAACAACAGACACTACTGGAGCAATGGCTATTCAGACTAGTGGTACAACTGCAATTGCTATTAGTTCTGCTCAAGCAGTTACGTTAACAAATCCACTTCCTGCTGGCTCTGGCGGTACAGGTGTTTCTTCTTTAGGCACTGGTGTTGCTACGGCTTTGGGGCAAAATGTTACTGGGTCTGGAAGTATTGTTTTAGGTACTTCTCCTACACTAACCGGAACCCCTGTAGCACCCACTGCAACAGTAGGAACCAATACAACTCAAATTGCCACAACCGCTTTTGTAATAGCTAACGCACCTGTAACAATCCCCGCTGGCACAGTAATGCTTTTTTATCAAGCTGCTGCTCCTACTGGTTGGACACAAGTAACCACTCAAAACAATAAAGCATTAAGAGTTGTATCAGGTACTGGCGGCGGAACTGGTGGTACAACGGCATTTAGTACAGTATTTACAGACCAAACCCCTACTATTACTACAAGCGGTCTAAGTGTTGGAGCAACAACACTGACAACTGCACAAATGCCAGCCCATACACACTCATATGCTGCGGTAAGTGGTACTAATAATGTTCCCGATGGCTTTGATAAATCTCCTTATACTAGCACGACTTCATCCACAACTGGCTCACAAGGTGGTGGTGGTTCACATACCCATACTATTTCTGGTTCAGCAACATCATCAGCTATTACGTTAGCTGTTCAATATATTGATATTATTCTTGCGAGTAAAAACTAATGCAGATTGAATCAAAAGCAAACTGTCCTTTAGACGGATTTAAACCTTGTAGACAATTAGAATGCGCTTGGTTTATGAAAATTGCTGGAACTAATCCAAATACTGGAAAAGAAGTTGAAGAATGGGGTTGTTCTGTGGCATGGTTGCCAATGTTAATAATTGAGAATAGTCAGCAACAAAGAAGTACAGGTGCGGCAGTTGAGTCTTTTAGAAATGAAATGGTTAAAGCAAATGATGCAAGCCAAAGAGTTTTATTAGCAACCGCTGGTATTCCCCAGCAAACACAAACAAGAATTTTGGAGAATTAAATGAAAATTACTATTATTCCTAGTGATGGCGCTGTTTATAAAGACAACATTTGCTATTCTGATTTAGGTTTATCTGACGTTCCGTCTAATGTACACGCATTACAGTTTAACAATGCTACAAGTAAAGGCTGGATTGAGTTTGTAGACGGTGATGACGGCACAAAACCTCAAAACGAAGCAATTACTTCACTTCCAACATGGGCTACTACTGCTATGAATAAATGGGATGAGGCCAAAGTTGCAGAAGGAAAAAACTAATGTTTATTATTCATTGGATGTTTGACAAGTTAGGTTATATGCCAAAGATTGATGTGCAGATTGGTAAAGTTAAATTTGACCCAAAGATTCCAGCGTTTGAAGAATCACTTGCTAAAAAGCCAGCCGTAAAAAAGAAACCAGCAGTAAAAAAGCCAGCCACAAAGAAGGTGAAATAAAAGTGTGCCATGCCAGATCCGTTTGGTTTGTCCGAAGGAGTAAAGACTCTTAGCGGAAGCCTAGATGCAAGTCGGGAGGCTAGTAAAGGGCTGTCCAAAAGCATTGAAGGAATACAAAAAGACGGATTAGATGTAGCGCAAAGACAAGCCCAAGAGCGGTTACGGGCAAGACGCGAAGCAGAAGAAAAGAAGGAGATGGCGCTAATTAAAGCGCTTGAAGCATGGCAGCGTAAGAAACAAATCTCCGATGAGGAGGCAAGATTGAAGATTGAGTTTGTAAAAAAGTATGGCGCTAAAGAATGGGATGCAGTATTAAAGATTAAGCTAGATATTGAAAACCTTCAACGTAAAGACAACGAAGAATATCAGCATGATATAAAAGAAGTAAGACGGGTTCAGATGTATTGTTTTGCAGTTGCAGCATTAATTGCTTGGTATTTTACTTGGGGTATTAAAGGATGATGGACACACTACTTTCACTACTTAAAGGCGTTGCGCCTGTTTTAGCTACTGCGGTTGCTGGCCCTGCTGGTGGAGCTGCGGTGGGTTGGATTGCTTCTAAATTGGGTATAGATGACGCTACGGTTGAAGGCGTAACCCAAGCCCTTACTGGCAACCCTGAGATGACTATGAAGCTCAAAGAATTAGACCTTGAGTACGCTAAATTAGATCAACAAGACCGAGATTCTGCGCGTCAAGCCTATGCTGCAGTAGCTACAAGCGAACACGCTACAAAACTTGATAAAGCAGTAGTCCCAATCCTAGCTTTAGGCACAGTAGCCCTAGCGTTCTTATTTATTGGGTTTTTGATATTTATTGATGTAGCGCCTGACCAACAACAAATGATTATCTTTGCATTAGGTTTTATTACTAGTTCTGCTGGTCAAGTGCTTTCATTCTACTTCGGTTCAAGCCAAGGCAGTAAAGATAAAACCAAAGAACTTGAAGGAATAATGAAGAAATGAGTCTGAGTAACGCACTTGCAGCCCTTGGTATAGACCCAAAATGGGAAAAGCCTTTGCAGGCTGCCTTTGATAAATATGACATTAACACACCAAAGCGTCAAGCAGCGTTTATTGGTCAGTGCGCTCATGAATCTGGTAATTTTAAGACTCTTGAAGAAAACCTCAATTACAGACCCGAAACCTTAATAAAGGTGTGGCCTAGCCGTTTTCCAGATTTAGCTACTGCCGACAAATATGCCCACAACCCACAAGCATTAGCCAATAAGGTATACGCTGGGCGCCTTGGTAATAACCAAGAAAATGATGGTTGGAACTTCCATGGTAGGGGTTTAATTCAGTTGACTGGGCGTGAAAACTATGAGCGATGCGGAAGTGCAATTGGCGTTGACCTTATTAATGAACCTGCTCTTTTGGTTGAGCCTAATTATGCTGCTATGTCTGCGGGGTGGTTCTGGAACAAAAAAGGATTAAACGAACTAGCTGACCAACAGGAACACGGTCAAATTACCAAAAGAATCAATGGCGGAACTTTAGGGCTAGATGATAGAATTGCAAAAACAACCAAAGCAGCGCAAGCATTAGGATAACCTATGCCATTACAAAAACTAGTCTTTAAGCCCGGTATTAATAAAGAGGGCACAAACTATACCAATGAAGGGGGTTGGTTTGACTGCGATAAAGTGCGTTTTCGTTCTGGTAACGCAGAAAAGATTGGTGGTTGGACACGGTTATCTGACAATACGTTTGTGGGCATTTGCCGTGCTCTTTGGAATTGGGGCACTTTAGCAGGCGCTAACTTATTGGGTGTAGGCACAAGCAAAAAATACTATATTGAACAAGGCGGCACATACAACGATATCACCCCGCTATTATTAAACAGCAGTGGAAGCACAACAACTACGCTAGGGGCTAGTCCTTTAGGAACAACAAACGGTTCTGCTACAGTAACAGTGAACGATGCAATTAGTGGAATTTCTCCTAGCATTGGGGATTATGTAATTTTAACTAGCACCGCAACTGTTGGTGGTTTAAGCATTTCTGGCGAATACGCAGTAACAAAAGTAAATAGTTCTTTACAGTATGAAATAACAGCAAGCACCACCGCAACTTCAACTGCATCTGGTGGTGGAACTGTAACTGTTCAATACGAGTACCCAATAGGTAACGACACGTATACTACAAGCACAGGCTGGGGTGCCGGAAGTTGGTCGCCTACTGACACCGTTGCTTTGGGGGTAGATCCTTTTGCAATTGCTGGGGGTAGCACTACTGTTACTGTAACGCAAACGGCTCATGGCTATTTAAAAACCGCAGGTGCTTTTACTGTAGGAGCGCAATATAAAATTGTTGCTATAGGTTCTACGGACTTTACTTTAATTGGAGCTTCTGCCAATACTGTTGGAACAATATTTACTGCAACTGGGGCGGGTACTGGGTCAGGCACTGCTTCTATTGTTTGGGTGGCTTTTTTAGGTGCTATAGATGTAGCTGCGGTACCTACTGTTTACGGTTTTTCTGGCACTATTGGTTTACTTACCGGCACTTATGGACTTTCTGGGCACAGCATAACAACACCTCTTCCAGCTACTTTTATAAATGGTAGAGCTTTTGAAATTACTTATGTTAATGCTAATACTTATACTATAACTGTTGTTGCAGCTGCGCCTTATGGTGGGGTTGGTGGTGGCAATTCTGTTGTTGCTTATCCACAATTTGGTATTCGTCCTTGGGGTTCTGCAGCAGATGTGGGTATTGCTCAACAATTACGTTTATGGACTAATGACAATTTTGGTCAAGAGCTATTTATTGCTCCTCGTGGTGGTGCGCTTTATTATTGGCTACCGGCAGGACAAAGCTATCCAGATACAACTGCTGGAGGGTATACAACTAGAGCGCAGTCTTTAGCGGTTCAATCAACAGCTGCTGGTTATTCAGGGCAGTTTGTTCCAAATACAACTAATCAAGTTCTTGGTTCCGCTATTCAACGTTTTGTTGTAGCCTTTGGTGCTAACCCTTATGACCCTACAAATTCAGAAACCGCTTTTGACCCTTTATTAGTTCGTTGGTCTGACCAAGCCAATCCTTATCAGTGGGTACCCGCCGTAACAAACCAATCTGGTGAATACCGACTTAATATCGGTTCTTTTATTGTTTGTGGTAGATCAACCCGCCAAGAGATATTAGTTTGGACTGATGCAGCTATTTACTCTATGCAGTATTTAGGACCTCCTTATATTTGGGGTTTCCAGTTGTTGCAAGACAACATTTCTATTATGGGTCCTAATGCCTCTATTACAGTTAACAACGTAACTTACTGGATGGGTACGGATAAATTCTATCGTTACACTGGTCGTGTAGAAACCTTACCTTGTACATTACGCCAATACGTATACCAAGACATTAACCAAAACCAAAACTTCCAAGTATATGCAGGTAGCGTAGAGGGTTATAATGAAATTTGGTGGTTCTATTGTTCTGCTAATAGCAGTCAGGTTGACCGGTATGTTATTTACAACTACGTAGATAATGTTTGGTACTATGGAAATATGAGCCGCACTGCTTGGTTAGATTCTGGTTTACGTACATACCCAATGGGCGCCGATACTGCCAACTTTAGAGTTTTGTACCATGAGAATGGTGTGGACGATGTATCAGGATTAACTGCAGTGCCTATTGTGTCTTATGTGCAATCGTCTGATTTTGATATTGGCGATGGTTTAAACTTTGGGTTTGTATGGCGCATACTGCCTGATTTAACATTTAACGGCTCTACATCAGGTGTACCCTCAGTAACTATGGTGGTGTTACCTCGTCAAAACGCAGGCACTCCTTATGGGACACCTAATGCTCCAGCAGTAGCAAGCACTCAAAACTACGGTACTAGACACACTTACGATGTTCAACAGTTTGATGGTCAGGTATATACCCGCATAAGAGGTCGGCAAATGGCATACAGAATTGAGTCTACTGGACTAGGTGTTGCTTGGCAAATGGGTTATCCACGTATTGATATTAGACCAGACGGACGCAGATAATGGCATATAACGCCCCACTACGTGCCCCAAAAGCACCCAACCTACCTAATGCTCCACGGGAAGGCTACGAAGCAGGATATTTTGACCAGTATTCTAACGTGCTGCGTTTATACTTTAACCAAGTGGATAACTTTACTCAAGCAGTCACTATTCCTCTTTCCGGAACTACTGCGCAAAGACCTGTAAGCACTTTACAAGCGGCATTACCAATAGGGCAGTTTTACTACGACACTACGCTAGATAGACCAATTTGGTGGAACGGTACCTACTGGAAAAAAGCTGACGGAACAACGGTCTAATATGTTAAAATCAACCCAATTCCCTTTTAAAAGGCCCCTATGAGCATTCTAAGATACTTAAATAAACATCATGGATGGTATGATGGAAAACGCACCCCTTTTACTGGCGCTGAAGAAGTTGCCGCTGTACCTATGCTAGTAGAAGCAATTGAAGGTGGAGCCGCCGCTGAAGGCGCTGTTACTGCTGGAACTGCCGCTGAAGCTGGAGCTGGAGCCGGTGCCGGTGCCTATGAAGCTGGCTTGGCTGGGACTACTGGGAATGCAGCCTTGTATGGTGCAGGTGAGGCAGGTGCTACTTATGGCGGTGCCGGTGCTGGTGCGGGTACATATGGTGCAGGTGAGGCAGGTGCCCAAGAAGCTGCTAGGCAAGCTGCTATACAAAATGCGGGTAATTCTGCACTAGCTAACGTCCCTGCAAATCAAGTAGGTAGTTATTCTGGGCTACAAGCAGATTTAGCAAATGCGGCTAACAATCCAGCTTATAGTAACGTGGTTGCTGATGCTTCTTCTACCCCATATCAACCTTTTGAATCTAATTACCCTACCCCAGAACAACTAAATAAGGGCCCTGCCCCATTTGAATCTAATTACCCTACCCCCGAACAAATAAGTGCACCTAATCCGGGAATGGGCCCAAACTCTACAATCCCACAAGCACAAATGCCGGGGCCGTTTGACGGAATAAAAGATATTCTTCCATCTCAAAACCAATTAATGGTAGGTGGTGGTTTGTATGCTTTAAATAGCATGATGAATGCAGATAAAAACAAATATGGGGTTCCAGCTGCCGAAAAATATACTGGCCCTTTAAGCAAATTAAAATACGACCCAAGCACTTATAACTATACTGCTCCAGTAAATAGACAATATACTCCAAACTATAGTGGGTACGCTGGTTCTCGTTACGCAGAAGGTGGTATTACCAACATAGATCAAGATTACGCAAAGGGCGGTATTGCTGGACTTTTAAAAGGGCGCGGAGATGGAATGAGTGATAGTATCCACGCTACCATTGCAGATAGACAACCCGCTCGTTTGGCTGATGGTGAATTTGTAGTCCCTGCTGATGTAGTGTCTCATTTAGGTAACGGCTCTACTGATGCTGGTGCAAAGCATTTATACAAGATGATGGACAAAGTACGTCACGCTCGTACTGGTTCAAAGAAACAAGGTAAACAAATTAAAGCTGGAGGCTACCTGCCAATCAAATGACGATATCAATTAAATACGTGCCATTGGCTAATGTAGACCAAACATGGGAATTTATAGAAAAATATGTCGAGTCCACAGTGCCTTTTAATGGTGGGGACTATACCTTAGACCAAATGAGGTTGTATCTAAACACAGGGCAATGGCTATTAATTGTGGCGGTAAATGAAAGCAATAAGATACTTGGGGCGGCTGGGGTTAGTTTTGTTAACTTCCCTAATTATAGGGCTGGTTATGTTAATTTCATGGCAGGGAAGTTGATTTGCAGTAAGGCAACATATGAAGAGTTTTGTGCCATATTAAGAAGTAATGGTGCTACAAGAGTAAGAGGTGCAGCTAGAGATTCAGCGGCTAGGCTGTATGCTAAATTTGGATTAAAGGAACGCTACAAAATTGTAGAGGCTAAAATATGAGTATTCTAAGATATAAACAAAAA